CCTATTTATCAGTTAAGGAGAAAAATTACTCGTTAATGCGGCTTTCGCCACGGCCCGAGGTCGTACCAGTTGTACACCAGTATCTCAGGGTTAATGACGTATGACCCCCTCCCGTTATTCTCTTGGGAGAATGTCATCGCCATCTCTTCGAGCTCGTCCTCACACTTGACACGGATCGCGGTTTCTTTTGCGATAGCGCCAAGGAAGTGGGAACGACGCCATTCCTCAAAACCAAGCAGACTTCTTGTTGCTTGGCCGGGGATACGCGTTAGAAGCCCGTCGAAGTGCGGCAACGTCCGCACAGCCCAGGATACATGGTGCGGCCCGCCACTAAATTGTGGCCATGTGCTGCCCTTTACCCTTAGCAGGTTTCGACACACTGCTGGGAGGTATTGTCGCATCCGGAACTTCGAAGGTTTGAACTTAAGTCCTCGGATGAGGACTCCTTCGAACCCACGCCGTGAGACGTGAGTAGATGCTTCGTCATCGTTGGCGTGCAAGACGATGTCACCGAGGGAGACGGGACCAAAGAACCGAAGTTCTTTTGGTATCCACCCCACAGTGTCGCGCCAAGCACGCTGATACCGTATATCGCAACCATCAAGGCCGCAACTACGGTGACTAAGCCCCCTAATCCCATTAGCCAGCGAATAAGCTGCAGGGACGCTGGAGACAAGTTCTCTGACGTATAAGGGTTTGGTACACACTTCTTCATAGTAATGGACTCCACAGGACTCTCGGAAGAGCGACGAACAATGCGTTTTCTCGTCGTTCACTTCGAATCCTATGAAGTTTGCCATCTCCGTGAAGAGGGGTAGCGCAGCGCCCGGCAACAGTACATCGTCGCCGAACACCGAGACGTTGCGAGTAGGTAGACGGAGCATTTCGCAGACAGTGTCCGCTAGGGCTCTGAAAACCATCGTCTCAAGCTCGAATGTAAATCCGTTGCCCATGGTTGAATACTTCTCCCATGAAACCTCGGATCCATCCGGCATTACGCCAACCGCAGAACGAAACACATCAAAAACAGTCCGCCACGTATTAGGTAGCAGAAGTTCAATGAGTTTCCGGGCGATCGTATCACTCGCAGCGCGGAAATCGACCGTTGCTAAGCCTAGCTTCACAGCTTGGCGGCACAGGGTCTGATTTCTCACTTGTGTGTCGATCGAATTGCCCGCTTTCCTCAACCTTCTCCGCAACATGCGACCTAACCCTTTCTGAAACCAGAGGTTCAGTCCAGGCTCGATGCAAATCACTCGGTCGGTCTTGGCGTTCTTCTTTACCGTTATCACCTTGTTGCCCGGTGCAATCTCGGCCGGAAACTCGGAGGCTAAACCATCGGTCAGCCCCAAGCTCTTCCCCCAAAGGGGAAAGGCCGATAAGAACCAGGAGGATATAAACGTACGACATTTTGTTGTGCAACCCCTTTCTTTAAGGAATTTGTTGTACTGGCTAGCGTATCTCCTTGGTAGGAAATAAGTACTGCCAGGACCCCAGCCGCAAGCATCCACAAACTCTTCAGCATCGAATTCGCCGAGCCAAGTTTCTAGTTTCAACTGCATACCCGTAAGGATAGCAGCCCGCAGACGATCTTCTGAGCCAAGGACTGGGGTTTTATACCCATCCCGCTCATTGGACTCACCTGTGAAGAGACCTGATTCAAACCTTGTAAGGCGCTTATTCGTTGCCGAGCATCGTTCCTCCGCCTTTAGGAATTTCTCGAGCGCACGTTCAGTTTTGTCGAACGGGAGCTTTAAGAAATCAGCCTTTGACAGGAGTTCCGTTGCGTAGTAGTCGTCCCTGAAATCGAGTGCATCTTTTTCGATTCCAAGGCCGAGCGACCCATATTGCAACGGGTCACATGCCAACTCGACCAACTGTTCGTGCTCTCCATTGCTGAAGAGTAACCAAACGGTCAGTGCGCGTGGCGAGTCTACGGCTCGTAGTAGGTATTTAACCACCTGTGCTTGCTGCGCAGGGGTAACTACAAGCGGAGAGTTGAGGATGTCCCCGAGCTTCAGCTCAGGAGCTGGGACACGACGGTTCTCTTTTCGAGTTTCCGCATGACGTGTTTTCACAGTCGTCATAGTTCGCTGCCTCTTCCGATCGTTAGGTCAGTACACCGGCGACAAGGTTTCCCAAGCGTCGGTCATGATCTGGTGATTGAACAGGTTCTTCAGGTAGGCGCGGATGTTCTTGCGCTCCTGGAGAGTACACCGTTCGGGGAAGATGGCATTGAGCTCGACGACACAATCGTACGCCTTGGTAGGCGCCGGTTGGATACCCGTCGCAGTGGAAGGGGACGTCTGCTCGAGAGTCGGCACGATCAGGCGAATCGACACCTTGGTGTTCCGCGTTTTTGCGCGGGCAACCGGAGGGCGAATGCTTTGAGTCATTGCCGGGAACGCGAGCGAGATCCCACTCGAACGGTCCACCCATTTCGCCACGTCACCCCGAATTGCTTCGGGTTCGAACGTGTGTGCGACGGGTGTACCCTGACCATCGTTAAGAACGATATTGCTGATAGCTGCCATTTTACTTCTCCTTGCGATTAAAAGTGAGAGAGAACTGCATCGAGCGTTAGCGGTGCACGGCTTGCGTAAGCAACGCCAGGGCGCTCGTTACATGTGATGCAGAGAAAGGGTTCTTAAAGTCTGGAAAAGGTAGGCTTGGAAGCCCACCGAGGTTATACCCCCAGAGCGAAAACATCCAGGCCGAAGCCGTTCCGGATCCACTATAGGAGATTGTACCCCCGGTATTTCCCTTCCCAGTGACTGCCGTCGTAACCCAGCAGCGAGTGACTTTTGAGTAGTAACCGTGGTCGAACCTGATAGCGATAGTCGAGTCCCATGACGAGACCCAATTGCCGATTGGTACGAACCAGTCCACTACGAATGAATAAGGGAGCAGTTCCCAGGCCACGAGGGCCGGGTTAGTGATCCCGAGTTCAGTCATCTCTTTAAGCGCGTCATCGACGATTTGAATCACAGCAGAATACTTCACTTGGCCGGAGACTTCCGACTGACTAGATTTTGTCCAGTAAGTCGAGTTCTCAGGCGTGGTCTTCTTAACTGTGTCCTTCGCCACCCCGTCAACGGCGTAGTGGGGCGGGCGCCGCTTTGCAGCGTGCTCGCAACTCCCATAAACGTCCATTAACAGGGGTTTCCACCCATACTGCAACTCTAACCAGATCGAGGATAACTCCTGATCCAACTTGTGTGGATTCAGCACTTGTGGTGCTGCCTTCGCCCTTCGAGCTTGCCGGCGACGCCGACGAACCTCTTTGGTACGATAAGCCCACTCCCCGGAGGGAAGCCGTACATATTTCCTTTCGAAAATCTGCACTTTGGACTCAAGTTCTTTGGTCACAGTAACGCCTAGCGCTGAAGCTGCTTTTGAAAATTGCCCTCTCTTCAGATGATTCAAAGATTGGGCTATTCTCCGTGCTGTCGTTGCAATGAGGGACCCGGTCTGGTTGCGTTCACCGAACGCGACTGCCAGATTTACGGTCTGCCCTTTGCAAGCAGCAAGCAATTTCTCTTTGGCGCGCCAATCCAAACTAACCCAATCCAGCGTCTCAATTCCCGAGTAGGACCCGGGTGCGCTGACAGTGCCATTAAAGACACCGCTTTCGTCACAGTCTGGGTAGACTGAGTCCGGGCTCCTGGAATCGACGTATTTGAAGGCTCCCCGCATGGGCTTGATGACCTCTATCTTGCGATGGATGTCACGATTCCCAATGGGTGTCTTCATTTTCCGCTTTTTCCAATACTCCGGTGTGACAGAGGTTATATACGAATCCGTCGTTCTCGTCTCGACTGTTGCAATGTTGTAAAGCCGACCATCTGACCACTTTCGCGTCAGAGTGCCGGCCTTCTCCACCACGCGGTCGATATAATTACGATTAGGCATTCGATCCTCAAGATTGTAAGGGCTTGCCCTACAGTTAGATTTAAGTTTTACCTTCCTTCTGGCTTGCCGGAAGAACCTCTTGTACAGAGGATAAGCACCGCCCAGTCACGAAAAAGAGAGTTGCAGCTGCTTTGTTGTACGCGCGACATCGATGTAGCTCACGTCTTCACATGAGCCACCCTCGTAGTCGACCCGAGGAACGAGAATAAACCCTCGACCTGTGGATAGGTTGATTGTCACGTAAGGGCCGAAGCCCTGAAAAGCGTAACAGTCATCCCGCGCCCGGCGTTCAAGCCAGGAAAGCAGCTGTTCCCATGCAGCTTTTTCAGACGCCGACATGCCTAACGGGCCGACCTGATGAACATGTGAGAAGATGGTTGAGAGGCTTTGTAAAGTCTCCGCCGTCCCCGCATCCTCATCAGTGATACCTATACAGACAGTGCCGGTAAATGATAGAGCTTGCATGATGATCTCCTAAAGGTGAT